CATGGAGCCGAATCAGTTGAAAGTCGTTGACGGATTGATCGTCGAGGCGGCAAGGCTCCGCGTCCGGCTCGACTATCTCTGGCGCGACATTCAGGAGAACGGCGAGACCGAGATGTTCTCGCAGTCCGACAAGGCGGAGCCATACGAGCGGGAGCGCCCTGCGTCCCGGACATATACCGCAACAAACAAAAGCTATCAGGCAATCATTAAGCAGCTGACGGATCTCTGCCCGCCGGCTGAGGAAGATGACCCGCTCGCAGAGTTCCGGTAATGCCGGGGCAGACGGTGAGCGGGAGCATCGAAAGGAGAGATCGAAACGATGACAAAGCAGGAGTGTGCGATCGTCACGGCATACACAGAGATCTCAATGCTCCGCGGTGATGACCTGAAATATCTTTACCGCTATCTGTCGGAGATCATCGGCCGGCCGGTCTTCAGTCACGAGATCCCCGCGGTGTGCGAGCAGTTCCGCGACCGGATCAAGGCGGACTTTATCGCGCTGTGCCGCAATGCTTCCGATGACATCGAGCCGGACGCGCTTATGAATAAAGCTGATTCTGTAAGGGACCTTACGGATGAAGAAGCAGCAGTTTTTGAGAAATGGCTGAATCACGATGCAGTTATCGAGCCGGAATTGAGGCACGGGCGGTGGATTCCGACAAAGCTAAAGGGATATTATGAATGCTCTGCTTGCAGATATGAACACACATCAAATCCGGCTCAGCGATTTTGCTCATATTGCGGCGCACGAATGGACGGAGCCACAGACGTTGCCGGGCACTGCGGTGCGATGATGGACGGCGGCACGATCAGCCGCGAGCGGTTCGCCGAAATAATGGGAGAGGATGAACGGCCATGAGCGATAAGATCAGGCTGGAGATCACCTTTAATTCAGGCGAGACGGTCACCTATCAGCCGGAGCAGTGGGATGACTACGCTTACGACGGCAAGGCCGTCATCGTCAAGCTGCGCGGCGCGTGGGTCGGCATCTATAACTTTGACTCCGTGCGCTGTCTCGCACTTCCCCGCTGCCGGGCGCACCGTCGCCGACGAAGCGGCGCGGCACCGGTACTGGAAAACAGCATTTTTCGGTGAAGAACCGCCGGAGGACTTATGGAAAGAGGACCGATACAAAACGCACTTTGCAGCAGCATACCCGGCAGCGCCCTGGAAACGATGAACGCCCGCACGGAGACGAACCGCGAGAAGCTGCTCAATACGGCGATCTATGATCTGCTCATTTCCATGCAGGGCGAGCTCGACTATGCAAAAGAGCACGGCGAGGCGTATCCCTGCATCATGGATGCGCTCGGCGTCAATCTCCCCGGCCTCCGGTGCTGCAAGTATAACGGAGACTGCCCCGGCTGCATTGCCGGCTGGCTTTCTGAGCCTGCGGTTTAACTTGCGAGGCTCTTCCCAGGAAAATTTTAGTTTTACGGAAACCGCGCAGAATCGCGCCTTTTCAACTTGTCGGCAACTTGCTAAAACCGGAATGGGAAAATGCGCGTTTCATAGCTTAACAAATCCTATGGACAACTATATCTTAGCCTACTATCAGCGGATCTGCGACGGCTCGGAGATCGTCGGCAAGTGGATCCGGATGTTGTATGAGCGCATCGTACAGGGCATCGAGTCCGGCGAGTACATCTTCGACCAGCGGAAAGCAAACAATGTGATCCGCTTTTTCGAGAAGTTCGTCCGGCACAACAAGGGCAAACTCGCGCCGGCGGTCATCGTGCTGTCGCTCTGGCAAAAGGCGATGCTCTCGGTGATCTTCGGGATCGTCGATGAGAACGGCGTCAGAGTGTTCCGCGAGGTCTTCATCGTCGTCGGCCGGAAATGCGGCAAGACGCTGCTCGCCTCCGGCGTGATGTCGTATGAAGCATATGTAGACGGCGAGTTCGGCAGCGAGATCTACTGCGTTGCGCCGAAACTCGATCAGTCTGATTTGGTGTACTCGGCCTTTGACTTTACCAAAGACCACACGCCGGCCTTTGCGCAGATGACCAAAAAGCGCAAAAACGACCTTTACATCCAAAAGACGAATACCAGCATCAAGAAAATCGCCTTTAACGAGAAAAAGGCGGACGGCTACAACCCGCAGCTCACAGTCGGCGACGAAATGTCCTCATGGCCTGCGGCACGCGGCCTGAAACAGTATGAGGTCATGGTCTCCGGCACCGGTGCCAGAGAGCAGCCGATCACGCTGAGCATCAGCTCCGCCGGGTATGTCAACGACGGCATCTATGACGAGCTGTTTAAGCGCGGGACGAAGTTCCTGCTCGGCAACTCCCGCGAGACGCATCTGCTGCCGTTCATCTACATGATCGACGACCTCGACAAGTGGGACGATATCAACGAGCTGCGGAAGTCTTTGCCCGGTCTCGGCGTTTCGGTGTCCGTGGACTTTGTGCTCTCGGAGATCCGGACCGCCTACGAGTCGCCGAGTAAAAAGGCCGAGTTCCTGACGAAGTACTGCAACGTGAAACAGAACGCGGTGCAGGCGTGGCTCAAGACCGAGTATGTGACGGGCGCGATCTCCGCGCCGCTCTCGCTCGAACAGTTCCGGAGCTCCTACGCGGTGCTCGGCATCGACCTCTCGCAGACCACTGACCTGACGGCAGCGGCGCTGCTGATCGAAAAGGCCGGGAAGATCTACACGGTCGTGCAGTTCTGGATGCCGGTGGCGAAGGTCGAGGAAGCGGAGCAGCGGGACGGCATCCCGTACCGGCAGTATATCAGCCGCGGGATCCTGCGCACCTCCGGCGAACACTTTGTTGACTACCACGATGTGTTCGCGTGGGCAGCGGAGCTTGTGGAAAAATACGAGATACTCCCGCTCTGGACCGGATACGACCGGTACAGCTCGCAGTATCTGATAAAAGACATGGAGGCTTACGGCTTTCACTGTGACGATGTGTTTCAGGGGTACAATATGCACCCGGCAATTCAGCAGCTGGAAGGGCTGCTCGGCGACGGCGTGATCGACATCGGAGACAACGACCTCCTCAAAATGCATCTGCTTGACACGGCGCTCAAATCAGAAGGCGAGAGCCGCCGGAGCAAGATCGTAAAAATGGATAAGCGGAGCCACATCGACGGGACGGCGGCGATCCTCTGTGCGCTGATCGTCCGTGAAAAATACTATGATACCATCGGCGAACAGCTGAAGAATGCGGGGTGAGAAAATGGGCGCGACAAGCCAGAACAAGCAGACCTTTCACGACTATGACGGCTTTATCGAGAAATTCAAGCCGAAAAAGACGACCGACGACTGCTACACGCCGGAGCTCGTCTATGATGCTGTCGCGGACTGGTGCGCGGCGGAATACGGCATCGACCGCAGCCGCTTTGTGCGTCCGTTTTATCCCGGCGGCAGCTATGTAGACTTTGACTATCCGGAGGGCTGCGCGGTCGTGGATAACCCGCCGTTTTCGATGCTCTGCGAGATCATCAAATTCTACTACTGCAAAGAAATTCCGTTTTTTCTCTTTGCTCCGACGCTTTCCGGCCTCGTCAGGTACTCCGACTGCTGCACCGCGATCCCGACCGGCGTTGATATCACATACGAGAACGGCGCAGTGGTTCCGACCTCGTTTGTTACGAACATGGACCCGCACGACATCAGGGCGCGAACCGTGCCGGAGCTGTACGCGGCGGTCAAGGCCGCAAACGACAAAAACCGGAAACAGCAGGCCGTCACGCTGCCGAAATATGTATACCCGCCGAATGTCCTGACCTCCTCGCAGATGTACCCGCTTGCGCGGGCCGGCATCGCGCTGACGATACCGCGCAAGGAAAGTATGCGCATCTCATCGCTTGACAGTCAGAAAATGAGCGGCAAGACGATTTTCGGGTGCGGGTGGCTGCTGTCGGACGCTGTCACAGCGGAACGCGAAAAGGCGGAACGCGAAAAGGCGGAACACGAAAAGGCGGAACGCTGGGCGCTGTCGGAGCGTGAGCGGCGGTGGATTGACACACTGGGAGGGAATGCCGATGGGGCTTTTTGATAAGATTTTCAGGCCGCGCGACCGCGGGACTCCCGTGCAGG